ATTGAGTAACTACAAAAGGATTAAAAGAAGCCTGGTATCAAAGCAACCCCAGTTTAGGCTACACGGTTCACGAAGATAACATTAAGGACAGCCTTTCGGATCGTGAAGACATTTTCCGCACCGAGATATTGTGCCAATTTGTAAGCATGATTAACCCGGTTATTTCAGAAGCCGAGTGGAAGAAGTGCCGAGTCGACGATTTACCTCAGTTAGACGTCGAGCAAGATACTTGGATGGCTATTGATTTAAGCCCGGACAGAAAACACGCCTCATTAGTCGCAGGCCAAAGAATTAACCAGGATAGATTTATGGTTAGCCTTCTTCATACTTGGTTCAACCCAGTTAACTTAGACGATAAGGAAATGGCTAACGATATTGCCTACTGGGTGCGTAAGTTCCCGGTTAACGCGGTGGCTTACTCCAAGTCCACGGCTTCAGCAGTCGCAGCACGTCTAGCACCTGCCGGAATTCCGATCCATGAAATCACAGGTCAGGAATACCAGCAAAGTTGCGACGAATTCGTCTCGGCGGTTTCTTCAATGCGTCTTGCGCACTCAGACCAGGAAGAACTGACTAAACAGGTTCTTAGCGCAGTGAAGTTAACTCGTGGCGATGGTGGCTGGGTAATGGGGCGCAAGGCTTCAGGTATAGTCTGCGGTGCAGTAGCGGCTGCAATGGTTACTCATTTTGCGACACGCGCCGAATCAGAAGTGGACATTCAGATAGGGTAATGTCTAAGCAATAGCGTATAATATGTCCAATGGGACTCCGGGACATTTTTACATCTAATAAGCCTGCAATCGAAATTACAGTCGATGCCGCTTCAACTCCTGCGCCGTTCAATAACACGGCTTCTTTTAATCCTTTCGTATTTACTCAATCAGTTGCAAGCCGCCAGCAAGCGATGGCAGTTCCGACTATCGCTCGCGCTCGAAACATTATTTGCTCAACTTTGGCTGCACTGCCATTAGAACAGTATTCAAAAGTTGACGGGTCACACATGTCGACTCCAGCAGTAATCAACCAGCCAGACCCACGCGTTCCTGGTTCTGCTATTTACGCCTGGCTTGCGGAAGACCTCCTCTTCCATGGTGTCGGGTATGGCCAGGTCCTCGAGCAATATGGTGAGACAGGAAGAGTTCGCGCATGGACTCGCGTTGCACCAGACCGCGTAACTACAAAACTTAACAGCCTTCAAACCGAAATCGTAGGCTACCAAGTCGACGGTTCAGTAGTTCCAACTCAAGGAGTAGGATCACTAGTTGTATTTTACGGACTAGATGAAGGATTACTTAACCGAGCAGGCCGCACAATTCGCGCCGCTCATGCACTTGAGCAAGCAGCAGAAACTTTTGCTAAAGAGCCAGTCCCACTACAAGTTCTAAAGTCTAACGGTACTAATCTTCCGGCAGAACGTATCTCCAAACTTCTTGAGTCATGGAGAACTGCTCGCCTTACAAAATCTACTGCGTTTCTTAACGCGGACGTTGAATTGCAGGCGTTAGGTATAGACCCAGCCAAATTGCAACTGAACGAGGCTCGTCAATATGTTGCGCTCGAGTTAGCCCGCGCCTGCAACCTTCCTGCGTACTTCGTAAGTGCTGAAACTACGAGTATGACCTACTCCAACAGCGTTTCGGAGCGTCGCTCTCTTATTGATTTCAGCATGAAGCCAATTCTCGCAAGCATCGAACAGCGTTTATCTATGCCGGACTTCTGCCCGTCAACTGGAGAAATACGTTTCAGCCTAGACGAATTCCTTCGCTCAGACGCTTTGGCTCGTGCTCAAGTATACGAAATCTTAAACCGCATCGGCGCAATGAGTGTCGAGCAAATTCGAGAAGAAGAAGACCTGATCGACAATAAGGAGAACATCTAATGAAGATAACCATGCCATACGCCATTACTGCGGCGGATGCAGAGTCTCGCATTATCGCAGGCCGTATCGTTTCGTGGAACGCTGAAGGTAGCACCTCAGCAGGCCGCACCATGTTTAAGGAAGATTCAATTACCATGGCTAAGAACATTAAGTTAGTTCTACAGCATGACGTAACCCGTCCGCTTGGAAAATTGGTTTCGTTCAAAAAGGACGACATGGGAATTACAGCAGAATTTCGTATTGCCAAAACAAACGCAGGTAATGATGCTCTTGAAGAGGCAGCAACTGGATTACGCAGCGATTTTAGCGTTGGCGTAGATGTTGCAGAGTGGGATAACGAAGATGGCGTAATGGCTATCAGCGCAAGTAACTTAATCGAGGTCAGCCTTGTCACAGACGGCGCTATACCCGGAGCCGAGGTCGAAAAAGTCGCGGCAGAAGAAAACCAAGTTTCTGAGACAACTCAGGAAGAAACACAATCAACCAATGAAGGAGAACAAGTGTCAGACACTACCGTTCCAGAAGTTGCTCCTGCCGCAGAAACGGTAGAGGCTGCAAAGGTTGAAGTTAAGGCTGCAACAGCACCTTACATTTCAACTACAGTTCGTAATCCAATCGTTGATAAGGCTTCTTATCTCGAGCACTCAGTCCGCGCTTCACTAGGCAACGACGAATCAAAGATGTATGTTGCAGCAGCAGCGGACACAACAGACAACGCTGGTCTAGTACCAACACGTCAGTTAACAGAAGTCATTAACGGAATCTCAAATGCAGACCGTCCAATTATTGACTCAATCTCACGCGGAGCCCTACCTGATGCAGGTATGACTTTCGAAATTCCAAAGATTACAGTTGCTCCAACAGTTGCAGTAGCATCTGAAGCAGGAACACCATCAAACACAGATATGAACTCAGCATTTGTATCAGTTGACGTTAAGAAGTACATCGGCCAGCAAGTATTTAGCCTTGAAATTCTTGACCGCTCATCACCTGCGTTTTTCAATGAACTCGTTCGTCAGATGGAATTTGCATACGCAAAGGCAACAGATGTTGCAGTAGGAACCGCGCTAATTGCAGGCGGAACAGACGGCGGAAACCGCGCAGCATTTACAACAGGCGCTCTAGTATCTGACTTTGTATCAGATGCAGCGGTTTCAATCTACAAGGGAACTCTTGGGTTCGCTCAGAACATCATCGTATCTCCAGAACAATGGGGCGCTCTCATGGGCTTGGTCGATTCTTCAAATCGTCCAATCTTCCAACAGACAATTAATCCACAGAACGCTGGCGGAACATTAACTGCAACAGCAATCCGTGGAAACCTTCTTGGTCTAAACCTTCGCGTTTCGACTGCACTTACAGATGGTTCAGGTCTTGGTGATAACACAGCAATTATCGTTAACCCAGATGCTTACACATGGTACGAGTCACCACGTCTATCACTTCAGACAAACGTGATTTCTTCAGGCCAGGTACAGGTTGCTTACTACGGTTATGGCGCAGTTGCGACAAAACTCGGCTCAGGCGCTTACCGATTCATGGTTGCATAACCAAAACTAATCATGGGGGGGTTGCTGCTCCCGGTGGCCCCCCCAGTCGTTTAATAGAGAGGATGTAGAGATGGCTTCAATAGTTACAGTTGCAGAACTAAGGTCTATCCTTGGTGTCTCTACATCCCTTTATAATGACGCATATTTAACAGACGTGATAGATACGGCTGAGGCAGTCATTTTGCCTATGCTCGTCACTTACGCATCACCAATATCCCGTGTTGAACTCCAGGATAATGTCGCCTATTACACAGTGCTAGGCGAGAACAATTTTTCAGAGGGTCAGAGCGTAGTCATCACAGGATGCGGCTCCCCATTTAACGGAACTTTTACAATCTTAGAATCTAGCAACTACGACATCGACACCTATATCATGAACTCTAATTCTAGAGTATTCGTAGACGGAGTTTATAGAGACTTTAACGGATTCTTTACAGTATCAATAACTAACGCAGATATTGACGGCAAAAATGTCATTCCTTCAGGCAAGGCAACTCTTTCAGGCGCAGCAACCTACGTCGGAGTAAGCGCAGTCGAGTCAGCAGTATTAGCAGTATCAGTAGAAGTCTTTCAATCTCGCATCGCTCCCGGCGGTCAGATTGAGGGCATCGACTTTACAAACGTGAGCCCATACCGTTTAGGGCGCAGCCTATTTAATCGTGTCTCAGGCCTACTAGGTGCTTATATCGACACTGATTCTATGGTGCAGTAATGCCAGCCTCCACGATCCTAGACACAGTTCGCCAGCCTTTAGCCAACGCCTTTGCAAACGTAGCAGGTAACGTCTATGCCTATGTTCCCGAGGCGCCCATGGTTCCTTTCGTAGTGACAGTTCCAGATTCACCGTATCTTGAATTAGAGACGATTAATAAGTCGACCCTGCACATCAAAATCAATTTAGTCATCTCAGTCGCGGTTGCATATAACAGCAATCCCGCATCGCTCGATAACCTCGAGCAATTAGTAATAAGCGTTCTGAAGGTTATCCCCGTGGGATACACAGTCGGAGCGGTTGAAAAACCAACAGTAACTCAGGTCGGACCATCGAACGTCTTGGTCGCAGATATCAGAGTTTCTACCTACTACACACAAACTAACTAAGGATAAATAATGGCAACCACAGTAATCACAGGTCGCGATATTTCTCTATCTTTCACAGGTGGAACAGATATCGAGGCTCAGGCACTTTCAGCAGTCCTAACAAAGACTAACCTTCGTGAGACATACCAGACTCTCGATGGCGAGGCCTACAAAACCACTAACACAGAGGCTTCTTTTGCTCTTTCAATGCTCGCTGACTGGGGTAAGACTTCTTCAGTATGTGAGGCTCTATGGGCCGCAGCCGAAGCGCCAGATACAACAATTTCAGTAACTCTTACTGCCGCTACAGGCGCTCAGTTCGTGTTCCCAATTCTTCCTGAATTCCCAACAGCAGGAGGCGCTGGAACAGATGCACAGACTGTAGACTTTACTTTCAAGGTAGCAAACGGAACTGTCACAGAGACTTTCTCCTAAACAGTAGAAACGGGAGCACACAATGCAGCAGCAGATAACAATTAAATATGTAGACGGAACCGAAACCACTTACCTGGTTCGCCCGCCTGATTACGCCAAGTGGGAGATGACAACTAAAAAGGTTATCTCCCAGTTCGGCGGCATGTGGGACATCCTTTATGTAGCACACTCAGCAATGAAGCGTGATGCAGGCGGCAAGCCAACCAAGGCACTAGATGTCTGGATGGAGTCAGTCGCGGATGTTGAAGTAGGTGAAGGAGACCCAAAAGTCATCCAAGAGGAAGCGTAAGCCGACTCTTAGTTGAACTGGCACTGGCTACACAGATTCCAATGGAACACTGGCAAAGTGCCGAGGATATTCTTACAGCAGTTGAAATACTAGAGGAGCGCAATCGTGGCAGATGAACTAATCGCCTTCGATAAGAGCGAACTTAGTAAAGTATTTAAGGCGCTTAAGAATATGGGTGAAGAGGCTAACGAAGAGGCCAAGCGTCAATCTGGCGCTCTGGCTGACTTCGCTAGAGATGAAGTTATTCAGACTGCTAATACTCTTCAAAGTAGAAAAGTTGCAGGACGAATCGCTCAAGGCTCCAGGGTTAAGAAGTCCAGCCGCATAGGCGAGATTACTTATGGCTTTGCGTCTCAGAAGTTTTCAGGTGGTGCAACCACCAAGGACATCTGGGGCGGCTCAGAATTCGGTTCTAATAAGTTTAAGCAGTTCCCCGTATGGTCAGGCCGCCAAGGCCGAGGCTCTAAGGGCTGGTTTATCTATCCAACTCTGCGAAAGATTCAACCGCAGATAGTTGCTAGATGGACCGAATCATTCGATAAGATTCTGAAGGAGTGGGGCTAATGGCTACAGGTACTAGAGCGTTAACGCTTAAACTCCTTGCCGACGTCGATAACTTTACAAAGAATCTAGACAAGGCAGATAAAGACGTCTCTACATTCGGAGACAAGGTTTCAGATTTTGGCAAGAAGGCCGGGTTGGCTTTTGCAGCCGCAGGCGCAGCCGCAGTTGCTTATGCTGGCAAGTTGGCAATCGATGGTGTTAAGTCAGCAATCGAAGACGCCGCCGCTCAAACTAAACTCGCTCTCACTCTTAAAAATGTGACTGGCGCCACAGACGACCAGATAGCAGCCACTGAAGATTACATTACAAAAACCTCATTAGCCTTTGGCGTTACAGACGAAGACCTTAGACCATCGCTAGAACGCCTTTCTAGAGCCACTGGAGACCTTTCTAAGGCCCAGAAACTACAAGCGGTAGCAATAGACGTAGCCGCAGGTAGTGGCAAGTCGCTCGAGGCCGTCACTAACGCAATGGCCAAGGCCGCCGAAGGCAATACTGCCGCTCTTGGTAAGTTGGGTATTGGGTTAAGTTCTGCCGAACTGAAGACCATGAGCATGGACCAAATTACTGCAAAACTAGCAGACACTTTTGAAAATCAAGCCTCAGCCAAGGCAGACACATTCCAAGGCAAATTAACCCGCCTTCAAATTGCTTTCGATGAAGGTAAGGAAACCGTAGGCGCTTATATCCTCACCGCCATTACTCCTATGGTTGAACTTATTGTTAATAAGGTAGTCCCGGCTATCCAGGACTTTACTAGCAACCTAGGCGAAAAACTTGCCCCAGTCATGAAAATTATTAAGCCGATTATTGATGGCCTCAAATCAGCCTTTAACGCGGTTAGCGGTTCTTTGAAAGAAAATAACGACGAACTTCAGCCTTTCTATAACTTCATGAAGGCTATCTATAACTTTGCCAAAGACTACCTAGCGCCTATTATTGGCAAAACATTGGGTACGGCTTTTAGCATTTTGGGCGATATTATTGCTGGAGTGATTAATACTTTTGCTACCTTCGTTAGCACTCTTACCAAGATTTATAATTCAATTAAAGGCATTATCGACGCAATTAAGGGAGCAGGTTCAGCAGTAGGGAACTTCTTCTCTGGAGCATCCATGTCTACACCTTCAGGCGCTACCGCAGGGTTCGTTAACGCCTCCATGTCCACAGTGCCTAATATGTCTTCAGATATTGCCGCTTCGGATAACCGACTACGCGCTAGTGCGGGAATTACAAACATTACAGTTAACGGCGCAATCGACCCTGAAGGCGTTGCTAGAACCGTCGCTGAGGTTCTTAATAACTCTACAGCCCGAGGTGGCTCAGGTTCAGCAGGCCTAATCTTCGCATGACACAGTGGACCCCTGAGTGGCAGTTAACAATTAATGACACTGACTACACTGACTTTACCCTATCTAACCTGACGATTACTTCTGGCCGAACAGACATTTACTCTCAGCCTTTTGCTGGCTATTGCAACGTCCAGATTATTAACCTAAACCAGTCCACAATAGACTTAGACGTAAATAATCAAATCACTATTAAAGTTAAAGACTCTTCCGGGACTTTCGTTAATATCTTTGGCGGGTTCATTACTGATATCGATGTAAGCGTATCTTCAGCCGGGCCTTTAGGCATAAGCGAAACTATCTCAATTATCGCTTTAGGCGCTCTCTCGAAGTTACCTAAAACTCTTTTTAACGATGCTTTGGCTAAGGCCTTTGATGGAGACCAAATCTACGAGGTCTTATCTCAGGCTTTATTTAATACATGGAACGAAGTTCCAGCCGCTTTAACATGGGCTGGCTACTCCGCAACTACCACCTGGAACGACGCCGAGAATAGCGGTTTAGGCGAAATCGATAGACCAGGTAACTATGAGTTAGCGGCTCGTTCAGCAGATAGCACACAGATTTATTCTTTAGCCTCAGCCTTGGCGACCAGTGGCCTTGGTTATCTGTATGAAGATTCAGCAGGCCGAATTGGCTACGCGGATAGCACTCACCGTTCCCAATATCTTGGCACTTATGGCTATGTTGACCTAAGCGGAAACCATGCTTTTGCATCAGGGATTCGAACCAGTAAGCGCTCAGGTGACATCCGAAATAACGTAACTTTGACTTATAAAAATAACGCTCAGGTAAGCGCTTCGGACGCTGATTCTATTGCCGCTTATGGTCAGCAATCTTATGAAATTACTACATCTCTAGAAAACGGCTCGGATGCTTCAGACCAGGCGAACTTCTATTTAACCTTAAGAGCCTTTCCAGAGGCTCAGTTTAAATCTATTACTTTTCCTCTAGGCAACCCAGAAATTGACGATGCAGACAGGGACTCTTTATTGGGGACTTTTATGGGTCTTCCATTAAACATTACTGATTTACCTACCAATATTAACTCTGGCGCTTTTCAGGGCTTCGTTGAAGGATGGACGTTTAAGGCAGGCTTTAATTCGCTTGCCATTACCCTCATGCTTTCCCCTGTGGCATATTCGCTCCAGGCTTTCAGATGGAACGATGTCCCGGCAACCGAGACATGGAATACAATTAACCCAGCCTTGGACTGGTTAAACGCTACAATAGTGGCCTGATAAGGAGAAGCAATGGCAAATACTACTAACTTCGGGTGGGAAACTCCCGATAATACAGACTTGGTCAAGGATGGCGCAGCCGCTATTCGTACCCTGGGTAACTCTATCGACACGTCATTCTTGGACCTCAAGGGTGGCACTACTGGCCAGGTACTTTCTAAGGCATCTGGAACAGATTTAGATTTTACATGGGTCGAGCAGGACGACACTACTCTTTCATTTAATGCTCAGACTGGAACTACTTACACTCTAGTAGCCGCCGACAGTGGAAAACTCGTTACTACTTCTAATGCTTCAGCAGTGACAGTAACAATCCCACCTTCAGTATTTACTACAGGTAACCAAATCAACGTCCAGTCAATCGGCGTAGGATTAACTTCTTTTGCCGCAGGCGCTGGAGTTACTATTACTTCAACAGGCGCTACAGCAGCGGCCCCAGTTCTTAGAAGCCGTTATTCTGCTTGCACAATTATCTGCACTGGCTCAAATACGTTTACAGTGATTGGCGATATTTCTTA